GCCTTTTCCTGTTCCTTGCTGCCGGTGAAGTTCTTTATCTCGTCGATGACCGATTTCAGTTCGAAGCGGGTACGCACCATCTGGGCACGGCCGTCCTTCTCTATCTCGGTCATTTCCTTGAGTGATATGTTGAATTCATCCACGCCTTTTTTGGCGCTGAACAAATCCTTCGTCCAATCCCAGATTTCATCACCGTACATTACCAGCAGCATGATGCCGGTGGTCATAGCCGTCTGCCAGGAAAAGAGTGAGGACAGAACCTGCTTCCATACCGGTGTGCCTTTCTTGCCGGACTTCTGCAGCTCATCGTATTCTTTCCGGGCACGGGCCAACTCATCGGTAAAAATCGGCAGGTTGTTGGATATGGCCAGGAAGAACATCTGCGGCCCCATGGCCAAGGAAGGCATTTCACGCGCCATCTGCTGGATACTGTTGTGCAGACCATTGAACTGGCGCTGTGCATTAGGCATATCTGCAGGGGTGACCTGCACGGATTCCGATTCCTCCTGCAGCAGTTTCAACTGGCTCCGCAATTCCTCAAGCTGCTTCTCCAGTGCATGGATCTGCGCGATATTGGCACTCTGGTCCAGATTGGGGGCGGCCGTCTCCCCGGCAAGGCGCAGCCTTTCCAGTTCAGCCTCCAGCAGCCTGACGGTATTACGCAGTTCCAGCGCCTCACGCTCGGCCTTGTTCATGCCGGGCGTGAGTTTGTCCTTCATTAAAAATTCAACTTCTACAGGTTTACTCATTCCAGTTTGCTTTGAAAAAATCCTACTATATCGTTCGCCTCATCCTCGGCACTGCGCTCCGGGTGGCTGTCACACTTACCGCTGCCTCCCTTCTGCCGAACATATCGCGGAGCGTCGCTCAGCATCAGTATCAAGGTCTGGTAGTTCACACCGTCCAGAATGTAGTCCACACTCCAGCCCGTTGCCGATGCTATCTGCCACACGAAACCGAAAGGGCTATGGGAACCCTCATACCGGGTTCTTAACTCCCCATCCTTGCCTGGCTCAGTCTCGGGGTCATCGGGTTCGCCCGCGCCGCCGAGCTGATAATACGCATAAAATCCTTCGTGCCCATCAGCCGTTCAAACGTTCGGAACAGCGCCATCAGATACTTCCACTCCACAAAGTTCCGAAGCACCCATGCCGTCACACCGATACCCACATGTCGCGACACATAGCCCCGGCACACCGTATAGGCCAGCAGTCGGCTCACAGCCTTGCCATGTTCCGCTACAAAGGCCAGTTCCTCGGTCTTGCCCTTCGGCTGCCAGCCAGGTTCAACACCCATCTTCAGGTATTCCCTCGCCAGCAGAATCTGCCCGCGCAGTCTCGGACGCTTCATCGTCACACGCACCTCCAGCGGGCGTTTCAGCCATGGGAGCTTCCACCTTTTAAGAGGAACGGACACGCCGCTGTCCAGCAGCGCATCCGCACACTCCATTTCTATCAGTTGTTCCAGCCGGTCAGCCATACACTATCCCTCCTTGCTTGTAGCCTCCTCACTTTGAACCGAGGCAGCAGCCGCTGCTCCCGCTGCAGGCAGCTTGTGCTCTCCCCACTCTTCGGGCAAGGTTTTCGAGTCAAACACGCCGTAGGGCTGCGAACCGTCCTCCGGCATAGCCACCTCCAACGTACATTCTATCTTGGCCGTTTCCGTAAGCGTCAGCTTACCGCCCAGGTTGCTCAGCAGCGTGCCGTTTGGTATCAGGATGCTCCGTCCGCTCACCAGTTCCAGTTCAAATGGACCTTGCATCAGCAGGGCGGCTTGTGGGGCGGTCCAGCCTATTGGGTTCTTCTTCTCGGTGTCTTCTTTCGCATAGTGCAGCGTACCGCCCAGCATGGCATGCAGGTTCTTGTAGTCCGTCTGGATTACGTTGAATGTGGGGGCGATGCTGCCATTGCTCTGCGGAATGATCAGCACGGGGGCACCCGGTGCCTGTTCCGCCTCAATCTTTGCGGCTTCGGCCTTCTGCCCGTTCAGGTCAAACGAGCCTTTTTCAATATAGCCTATCACGAAGTCATTGTATTTCACGGCACCGATACCGTACATAAAATTCTTGTTCATCGTTTATAAAGTTTGATGGTTAATAACACACCGGCCAATAAGCCGGCCAATACACCTTTCATAAACGTCCGCATCCGGTTCGGAGGGCGTTTTTCTTCTATTTGAACGTCATTCGAAGTTTCGTTCCTGGTCTCGCTCCGGATGCGTGTCAGCTCTTCTTCATACCACAGCACCAGCTGCTGCAGACTGTCGCACGAGGCTTCGGCCACAAGGTTTCCCTTGCCGTCACTGCCTACGGTCAGGTTGGCCTGTCCGCTCTTGCCACGGTACACGGCACCTTCAGGAAGCTTACGGAGGCTGTCCGCCGGTATAGTCAGCTTCACCGAACTCGCCGGTATCCCCGCCATCACCAGTCCCGCCCGTCGACTTCCGCTCACGCTGTCGGCGCTTGCCGTTTCCGTCTGGACTTCCCGGTTCATGCTCTTTCGGTGACTCGCGCAACCTGTCAAGCACAGGGCAATCGTCACGATGAGGACAGTTTCCGGCTGTATCAATAGCTTTTCTAAGACGGGCCATCTCGCGCGTATTGCGGGCCAGTTCTTTCTTTGTTTCACAAAATTCATCTTTTAGAGGTTTTACAATATTTTCCATCAAAATGCGGGTGGCATGTTCGGCGTTATCTATGCGCATGGCCTCTGCACCGGCCTCGGCCTTCATCGCTTCCGCTTTCGCTTTTCTCACAGTAGCCCGCAAGGAGCCAATGGTCGCCACCGTACCAACCAGGCCGCCGCCAAGGATAATGTTCATAAATTCGCTCAAATCCATACCACCCGGTTTTATTATTGATTAATACCTATTTCTTTCAACCATTCCTGCACATCGAAGCTCGGACAGGCTTTCGCTGCCAGTTTGTTGTGTCCTATAATGCGTACATCAGGGAATTTCCGATGAAAATCCTTCACATACTTCTCCAGTGCCTTTTTCTGGCAGCCAGTGCGGGTGTCTTTCGGGGTCTTACCGTCTTTTTCCACGCCTCCGGCATACACGATGTGACGGCTTACACTGTTATATCCCTTGGCTCCGTTGGTCACTTCCCAAGGGTCCACCTGTGCATCCTCATTGTTTTCTACCAGACGTTCCACGCCTCCGTTCAGGTGGAACAGGTCGGTATAGCCAACCTGCTTCCATCCTCTTCCTCCCTGGGCAACCGGAGAAGTATGCCATTTGCGGATGTCCGCCGATGATACCTCACGCCCCTCCGGGGTTGCCGTACAGTGTATTACCAGATATTTCAACTTTGCCATAATCATCATGCTTGATAGCCGCTCATCATTACCACTCCGGCATCCTCTTTCTTGGGCATGCAGATGAAGTAATGGCGGAAGTTAATCAGGTTACGCTGGTTCAACGGGTCATTCTTTGACTCGGAATAATACATCTTGGTAGAACCTGTTGCCTTGAAAACCCTCTGTTTGTAGAAGGCAAATGAACACGGAAATTCACCGGCTTCTGCCGTTGTACCCAATGCCTTCTTCACTCCGGCTGTAGTATAAAGCGGGTTGTTGCCATACTCGTAGATTTCAAAGCCGTAAAGGTTACCTACCTTGCCGCTGTTGCGGTCAATATTGTACTGTTCACGGAATGCCTGGCTGGTCAGCAGCAGGTCATTCACATGGTCGGGGCAAAGCACCAGTCTGCGGCCGTCTGACGGTACGCGCAGGTTGTCAAGGGCACGCTTCATTTCCACAAGGTCATTCACGGTAAGGCGCAGACGATTTGTAGCCGGATCTTTCTCGCCGGTAGTCTTAAGCACCGGAGTAGTTTCCGTATTTTTGTTCGCACAAAGCGCATGGGCCGCCTTGGTAAACTTCGCATCATTGATACTGTTGGCATGTCCCTCTTTCACACGGGCGGTCTTGTCATAGCTGATGGCATAAAGCTCATCGTCTGTAATCGGCGTAGCCTTGGTCTGGAATTTGTCCAGCTTGATGGCAATATCCTTGTCTTCCAAAGCCTGCACGTCAATCGGATAGGTTTTATTGTTTATCAAGACATCCGGATCTACACCAACTTCTACCAGGTGAATCACATCGTTATTCACGATACTGCTTTGGTCGGGGATTCCTGACAGCCAGGTTCCTTCCAGTCCGGCACGGAGCACCTTAACAAGTTCCCCTGTCCAGATTTCCGTATAAACCCCTTCACGGAGTATTGAAGTACTTTGCGGGGCCATTCCCATAAAGGCTGCCACCGCATTCATTCCCACAGCTCCGGCCACCGGAGAGAATCCCAATACCGAAGCACACACGACACCTGTCAGCGTATTGAACAGAAGTGCCGTCAAAAGCATTACAATTTTTCCCATTTTCTTCATTTTAAAGGTTTTCAAATTTCACAGGTCATGCCGTATTCAGCCTTGTACAGGCGCTTGTACTCCTCCGGGTTATGCTCGCGCATTTCAAGCAGCGCATCACTCGGGACATCGCTCAGTTTGGCATAGGTGGACGGCTGTGCCTGCTGCTTGCCGCCCTGATAGCTCAATACAGTGGAAATCTTCACCTGTGGTTGCATGGCATCAAGCACATTCTTCAGTTCATCGACACCAACCTTCTTGCCAAGTTCGATAAACTGTATCTTCTTGTCTTCTCCCAGACGCTTTTCCACCACTGCCTTTTCTACAAGACCAGTGATACGGGCCAAAGTCAGCTTCCCGTTTTCTTGCTTCAGGGAATCATTCTCTGCCTTGGCTGCTTTCAGTTCATTTAAGGCTTGATTAACATCAGCCTCCGTTGCCGTTTCCGGCAGCCCCAATTGAAGGGCCAAAAGTTTCAGTTCCATTTCTTCTGTTGTTTTTTGGTTATTGATTAGTGGCAAAGGACAATCACCATCCTTTCCCAATGTGATTTGTTTTCCATCCTTCATCAGTACGATGGCATCATCATTGGAACCTACATCCACCAGTGATACCTCATACAGCTTGCTTTTGGTTATTGTCGGGCTGGTCTGCCCCTGCAGCAAATGTTCGGGCTGGTCACTCAGTTCCAGAATGTCTATTCCGGCACTCACCATTCTCAGACTGCCGAATTCAAACTGTTTCTTGCATCTTTTACTGAGGTCGGTCGCTTCGTCAAACACCAGTTCCCCGGTTACTTCACCATCCTCTACCCGAAGGTCCTTCACATAACCAATCACGTTTCCGCGTTGGTGCATGTACAGCAGTACCGGGTTTCGGCAATACTGCTCCACACTCATGCCCGATGTCAACACACGGCTTCCGTAGCTGTTCAGGCTGTCGTTTGAAATTCTTACACGTTTACTCATTTTCTCATGCCACGCCTTTATGCATTGGCGCTGCAATATTACAGAGCACTTACCGGGAAGCCAAAAAAGTGTGCAATGGTTGCACACTTCTATGAAACCGTTGCACATTATTTTGGCTGCAAGCTGATAAGCGGACAACTTTGCGAATAAATCGGGCAGGTGCAAGGGACTCCGAAGCCTGCCTTTAACCCTATATTCTTTATTATATGACAAAGGCAGAAATCGAAAAGAAAAAATCTCTTGCACGCTCACTGTTCCTTTCCGGCATGGAACAGACTGAAATTGCGGAGAAAGTGGACGTGTCACGCGTCACCATCTCAAAATGGTGCACGGCTGACGGATGGAAAGAGGCAAGGGCGGCAAAGAACGTCACCCGGCCGGAACTGGTGAACAAACTCCTGCTCACCATTGATACACTCATTACTCAAGTCAACGAATCGAACGACCCTGCACTTGTAGCTGGTCTCGGGGACAAACTGGCCAAACTTTCGGCGGTGATTGAAAAGTTAGACAAGAAGGCCAACGTAGTGGATGTCATTGAAGTGTTCATGGCATTCTCCAAATGGATTGAATACCGTTCAACCATCGACCCGGAAGTGACTCCGGAACTGGTCAGGGCAATCAACAAGTACCAGGATCTGTATATCACCGAACAGATGGGCATAAAATAAAACGGCTATGGCAACAGCAGCGGAAAAGAAACAGGCATACGAACAGTGGAAGGAACACTGTAAAAGAGTGCAGTCCATCACGGATACGGCTTTGCTCGCGGGCGAGACACCGGCACAAAAGGACAGGCGTATTCTGCGTCTGCAGGGTAACTATGCCGCGTTCTGTGAATATTACTTCCCCCACTTTCTCACCTTGCGTGACAAAACCACCGGGGAAGTCATACGCACCATCCACAATGCACCGTTCCACAATGCGGCAGCGGCTAAAGTAAAAGGCACACCCAACCTGAAAGCGGTATTCATGTGGCCGCGTGGCCATGCCAAGTCCACACACATGGACATTTTTGTTCCGCTGTGGCTGATGTTCCAGCCCAAACGTCTCATCAACTTCATGGTGGTGGTCGGCAAAAGTGAGGACTCAGCCACACGTCTGCTGGGAGATATTCAGGCAGAACTGGAACATAACCAGCGCATCATTGCCGACTTCGGCAAGCAGCAGGGGAATGCCTCCTGGCAGGATGGGGAGTTCAAGGCGGCCAACGGGGTGAAATTCCTGGCTTGCGGACGCGGACAGTCTCCACGTGGTTTGCGAGACCGGGAAGCACGTCCGGACTACATCGTCATCGATGACTTGGATGACGACGAACTGTGCCGCAATGAGAAACGGGTGCATGACATTACAGACTGGGTGAAAGAAGCCCTTTTTGGTGCACTGGATGTGGGCCGGGGGCGTTTTATCA